CGATTCATGGCTTCCACAGTTTGACCTCCTTGGTGTCCCAATCGTATTCGCCGTGGCGCAGGATCCGGGCACACCGGGCCTGAGTCAGGGCATACTCCTCGTTGAATCCGGCATTGACATAGGCAGTCAGGACCTCGTCCCAAGTGCCTTTCTTCAGGATCTTGGCTGCGGCCACGGGGCCGACTCCCTCCAGACCCGGGTAGCCGTCCGTGCGGTCTCCCGTAAGCGTCTGCATGAGCCAGTTCCGGTCGGCCTCCTGCTTCGTGATGAAGCGCGGCTCCTCGTCCTTGTCGGGATTCCACAGCGTTCCCGGGATGCAGTTCAGATCCTTGTCCGAGGACACGATGACCGAGTTCTCGTAGGTTCCTTCCGTCTGGAGGATCCCGAGGATGTCATCTCCCTCCAGCGGGGCCTCCTCCTTGCCGCCGTAAGCCTCAGTCAGCATCTGCTTCACGGGCTTGTACCCGCAGGGCTTCCGGCATGACTTGCGGTGAGCCTTGTACTCGGGGTAGATGGTCTTCCTGAAGTTGTCCTTCCCGGTGAAGGCGACGATGGCCAGTTCCGCGTCCAACTTGGCCTTCCAATCGTTGATGGTCTGGACGCAGATGCTCAGGGCTTCCTGCACATTGCAGAAGGCGACATCGGTCTCGTCATCGAACCGAGCAACATACTCCGATGCGGAGCAGACCGAGTAGATCAGGATGTCTCCGTCGATCAGCAGCGTTCTCATTGTCAATCCTCCGCGTGGGCTTCCGTTGCCCGTGAAAGAACCTCGATCAACCCGAACGATCCATGCAGGGTGGACTTCACGGCGATGTTGTAGGAGTCCTCCGACTTGGTCTTGGCGGTGTAGCCTATGAACAACAGTTCATCGAACCGCTTCTTGAGTTCCTGAAGCAGTTCCGCGGTCTCCATGTATTCAATTGGTGTAGACATGCTTGAGCCTCTTGAGATATTTGATGTGCCGAATCCGCTCCCGGATGTCCCGGGCCTTGGCTGCGGCGATCAATGTGACGATCTGTGGATACTTGATGATCGAATAGCGGCCAACGCAGGACAGGTAGGCGATTGCCTTTGCTCCGCACAGGGTCCAGACATAGACCGCCTCATCCTTCATCCTGACGCTGCCGCCCCACCTGTCCTGCATCTGGGCCAGAACGCCGTAGTGCTTGTTGGTCACCTCGATTGAGGGAGTTCCGTTCCAACGGATGCAGCCCTCGCCATCAAGCAATCCGGCGGAATAGGCGTTCAATGTGTTTCTGCCCAATTGGCCCCCACTCGGAATTCTCCGTCTAGGGGACACCGTAGGTCGAAGTCGTGAGTGGCCTGTTGAATGCCCCATACGGCGATCTTACCAACCTCCTGCGCGTATTCCGGCAAAGCCATGAATTGGTACTCATCATGGACACAGGCGACCTGTTCGACCTGATACGCCTCGCGGAGGGGGCTCAACTTGTCCCACGCATTGAGGCAAGCCTTCTTCATGATCACGGCACCCGCCGACTGAAGCAGGGTATTCAGGGCCGCATGTTCCGACCTCGGGTACAGCGGGCGGTTGTCGAGGCCCCGCAGGAATCCCTTGACGGACAGGGCAAGCGAGACATCCTCCTTGAGCCGCAGATATGCCGGGACCTTGGCCTCGAAGTTGGCCCGGGCCTTGGCTCCGCGCCTCTTGTCGCCGCCGAGGACCATGCCCAACTTGTCGTTCCCCGCACCGTAGATCAGGGCGTAGATGGCACCCTTGGCTTGGTTGCGGGCGGCCTTGTGTTCCGGGTTGGCCTTGTCCTGCACGGCATCCTTGGTCAGGCCAAAGGCAATCGCGTTGGCCCAATGGATGTCCTCCTGCACGACGATCCGGGCATACTCGCCCTTGTCGTACTTTCCGAGGAAGTGGGCAAGACACCGGAGTTCGAGGCCGGAGGCATCCACGCCGATCAGAGCCATGCCGGGGGCAGGAATGAACAGGCTGCGGTACTCCTTGTCGGTGGGAACCTGAGCCATGTTGGGACTGCGGTGGGTGCAACGCCCCGTGATGGCCCCGTTGGTATTGACCCTACCGTGCAGCCGTCCGTCCTGAGCCACGGCCTTGAGCCAAGCCTCGTCGCCGTCTGCCAACTGCCCGAGCCGCTTCTGGATGGTCAGGTATCGGCTCAGGATCTTGGCCTCGGGGTAGGGCAGGGCAGACAGGACGGCCTCGTCCACCCGCGGTTTGCCGTCCGGGGTGAACTCGAAGGGCTCCCATCCGTGGACCTCCTTGAGCCGAGCGGCGATCTGCTGCCGACTCCCGGGGTTGAACGGCTCCACCTTGGGCTTGAGCCGCTTGCCTGTCTTCTCGGAGATCCGCTCGGTGATGATGGGCGGGAACATCTTCTGCATCTGCTGCTCGATGTCCACCATTTCCTTGCGGAGTTCGCCATGGAGCCGCTCCCCGGCACGAATGTCGAAAGGGAACCCGATGCGCTCCTGTCGGCGGATGATGGCCCCGAAGCCATGCTCGATGTCCACGGCGGGCTTTGCCGCTGGCATGGCGGGATGCGACATCAGGTGCCTGTGCAGGGCTATGGTGACCCGGACATCCTGCTTGCAGTAGTCCCGCAGTTGCTCCGTGTCCTTGGTGAAGTCCGGTGCCTCTGCCTTACCAATGCCCAGCCGGATGCCCCAAGCCTTGAGCGATTGGCTGCCGATCAGTTCCCTCGGAAAGTCCTTGATCTGGAAGTCCCGCTCACGCTGGTCCGCATGGAGAAGCCGTGCCATGAGCAGCGTGTCGGTCATGGGTGCTGGCCTGAAGTCCGGGCAGAGCCTCGTCAGGGCCGGGATGTCGAAGGACTGAATGTTGTGGCCGATGATCTCGTCGGCGTTCTGCAATAGCGTCAGGCCGTTCTTGAGGTCCACGATCTGCGGCTCCTCGCCGTCGATGCTCACGGCCATGCACAGGATCTTCTTGAGATCCGTCAGGTTGAGCCAATCATGGATGTCGTTGGTCTCGATGTCAAAGTAAACCTTCATGGCGTTCTTCCTTTCTGTCTAGAGTCTAGATCCAATCGCTCATCGTCTTGCCGCGGGAGTCGAACCACATTCGCATCTTCTTCAGGGCCAAGTCGTGGATCCGCTGGGCCTCGTTGCCCGTGATCGGAGCCTCGTCAGGGTACAGGAGGTTGTACTGCCGCGCAAGCGTGTTCCAATCCGAGAAACCCTCGGGCATCTTCCGCCTGTCCCGTGTTGGCCGGGAGTCATAGCCGTAGCGAATGACGGTCGAGATGAGTTGCGGACTGATGTTGTACTTCCGGGCAATGTCCACCTTCTTCATCGAGGTGGCGGCCAACTGCCGGATCTCCAGTACCTGTTCAGCGGTAAGTTTTCTCTTTTGCATCTTGCATCCTGTCCAGCCGATTGACGGCTTGTTCGAGGCGATCCATGGCCTTGATGAACTCGGCCTTCGACCGCATGGTCCTGTTGGTTGAGTTTGCCTTCCACGAATCGGATACTTCCCGTGCCGACTCGATGATCGAAAGCACGATTCGTTTCATGCTGGTGGTGATCATGTGTATCTCTCTAGTGCCTTCCACGCCTTGGGAAAGTATTGCTCACAGTCCTTGGCAATGCAGACTGCAACCTCCTGTGTCTCCTTCTGTGCGGTGCTATGTGTGCGCTGCGTGACTACGCGGTGGAAGGCAAGCAGGGAGCCCGTCCAGATCCATTCCGTGTACATGCTCTGCGGAAGCACGGCTCTCGCCTGTTCAGGACATACGCCATTCCTGAGAAGATTCTCGTAGGTCCGCTTGGCAAGTTCAACAGCGTAGATGTAGTCCGAGATCAGTACCGGATTGTCCACCAGTTCCTCGCTGCTGCCCTGCTTGACATCGGGGGCGGCCTTGCGGAACGATAGATACGGCCTCCACATGTCGATGTCGGTCTTGACATAGCGGCGGCTGACCTCGTTCCACACCAGCCCGACCTGATGCTTCGCCAGTTGGCGGGCGACGAAGATCGGGGCCCTGATGCGGAACTTCAGGCAAGTGTGGGCAAACGGAGACCAATGGCCGTGCTTTGCCAAGTATTCCAAGAGAGCGATATTCTGCTCCTCGGTGTAGTTGGAGGCTTCCTTGTCAAAGGACACGCGGGCAGCGTTGACGATGGACTCGTCTGTGCCCATGTACTCCAACAGAACGACTTCATGATTTGTTTCCACGCAGCCGTGGTTGTTGCAGATGTTGCATTCGCCGCTCATGGCACCAACCTCGTTTCTGCATCAAGTCGAGCAAGATCATCCATTGCTCGTTCAGCAAGCCTGCGCCGCGCCTCGTCGCGCTCGGCGGTGAGTTTGTCGATGATGTCGTAAAGTTGTGCGAACTGAACTGCAAGAGCCTTCTGAAACGCCTTACCAGACTCCGACATTTCAAACTGAGGTGGTTCAAATTTCATCGTTGATCTCCATCTCGACTTCTGCAAGCCGTCCGGTTTCCTTGAAGTAGCGCAGCATTCCGGCAACACCCGTGTCGCCCGTGAATCTGTTCTTGAGTACGCGCAGCACCAGTTCGTTGGGGTTCTCGCCCTGCTGGTTCCGCTCCAGACCGATCACGGCATCGGCCAACTGGGCGATGGAGTGGGAGCCTCGGAGTTGGGCCAGCGAGGTGGTCGCACCTTCCTCATGCCCGCGGTCGCCGTCCGGTCTGCGGAGGTGGGAGACCACGAACATGGCCGCCTGTGTCTCCTCAACGAGTGAGCGCAGGGAGGTCATGGCATTGTCGATGAGCCGCCTCTCGTCCCCGTCACCGAGTCCAGACACGACGATGGACAGGTGGTCGAGGAAGATGTAGTCGCAGCCGCACGACTTGATCATGTACCGGGTTCTTGCCAACAGGTTCTCGGGATCGACTGATCCGAAGTGGTCGAACAGAACGACCTTCGCAACGGTGGCATCGAATGCCTCCCGCTTCTGTTCCTCAGAGACTTCACGATCTGCCCAAAAGTAGGGTGGCGTGTTGAGGTGGATGCCCATGAGGTTCCGTGCCGTTCGCTTGACGGACTCCTCAAGCATGAGCAGCCCGACCTTCTTGCCGGATCGGATGAGGTGGCACACCATCTCTCGGCAGACCGAGGACTTGCCGATGCCCGTGCCCGATGTGAGAACGACGAGTTCGCCCTTACGGATGCCAAGCAGTTTCTCGTTAAGGGCCGCCCAAGGGTAGGGTGTCGAATCATTGGGATCGTCCTCGTTGACTGCGTCCCAAAGATCAGACCCAAGTACCACGCCATCCGGCCTGTAAGCCTTCGCACCATAGACAGCATCGATCACCTTCTTTCCTTCGCCCGCCATGTGGGCCTCGTTCGCGTCCTTGAAGTTCGGGATCGTCCCGATCTTCGCCTTGCCCGGGGTGAGCAGCATGGCGCACTCCTTGGCCGCCTTGCGCCCCGGCTCATCGTCATCGAACATGATCACGACCGAGTCGAACTTCTCCAGCCATTCGAGGTTGTTCTGGAACGACTTGATGGCACCGGACGCACCCGTGGGGACGGAGACAACAGGCCACTTGTTGCCGAAGAGTTGGCTCACGGTGAGGGCATCCACTTCTCCCTCGGTAACCGTGACCATGCGGCCTCCGTCACGCCACAGGTGCATTCCGTACAGCGGCAGCGACTTGGTGTCACCGATGCTGATGAAGTCCTTGGAGGGGAAGCGCAGTTTCTGAGCCACGACCTCCCCGTCCTTGATGTACTGCGCGACCTGAACGGTCTGGTTGTTGAACTGCCCCATCCCGTACTTGAAGAACCGACAGGTCTCCTCGCTGATGCCCCGCTTCTTCAGGGCGGCAAACTCGACCGGGATCAGGTCTGTCCTTCTGGGAAGGCCAGTTGTCTCAACCGGATTGGTGGGGTTCTCGTAGTACTTGCATCCGAAGCAGTACCCGTGTCCATCCGTGTAACGGGCGAGGTTGTCCTTGCTCCCGCATCCGGGGCACGGCTCATGCTGTACGAACTCCGATTCGCTGTGGCTGGTCATTGCATTCTTCCCATTCGATTTCGATGCGTGGCTCTCTGCCGTACTGCTTCGTGGCCTCGATCCACATGATCTGGACATCGTCCTCCCAAGCCCATCCGTTGAGCGAGTCGAGGATCGATTTGATGTGATTGTCGATGTCCCCAACGGGCCAAAGATTCGATGGCTTCTTAGGGGACCGACAGAAGAAACGGATCTTCACCTGTAGCGGCCCGGAGAGGGGGCAGCCCTTGGGCTTTTTCATGGCCGCAAGGGCTGCCTTTGCCTCTCGGCGGAACCGCTCGTAGGTCTTCCCGTAGTACGCGAACCCACGCCGGGATACCCGGGGTCGGCTGGCGGGCACGGGATCAACCCACAGGACGATCTTCATCAGAAGTCGTTGTCCTCGTCGGTGTCCGTGGTCGCCTCGGTCGCAGTCGTGCTGGCCTTGAAGCCGCTCGGATCGGCCTTGAAGCCATAGGCATCGAAGTTGTCGCCCGGGGTGTACTCCTTCAGGTCGAGGATTTGCACCGCCTTCATGCGGAGGGAGACCCCTGCGCCGACCATGGCGGTGAAGAAGGGCACGACCTCGAAGGCCACCTTGATGCGGGAGCCCGAGCCGACATTCGGCGGGGTCTGGATCGCCATGCCCGAGGAGTCGAACAGGGTCGGCTTCTGCGACCACGACTTCTCCTCGTTCC